ACCTAATATAAATTTAAAATATAATTATGTTTATAAAACTACAAACCTAGTGAATAATAAAATCTATATTGGTGTACATCGCACAAATAAACTAAATGATAATTATCTTGGATCTGGTAATTTAATTAGAAGAGCAATATTTAAATATGGTGTGCATAATTTTAAAAGGGAAATATTGAAGTTTTTTAACACATACAAAGAAGCTCTTGATTATGAAAGAGAATTAGTCACAGCGCAATTTATAGAAAGAATAGATACCTATAATCTATACGAAGGTGGTTATGGCTCATGTAAACGCTCCGCATTATCTAGAAAATTATTATCTAATATTATGAGGTTAAAATGGTTAAATGATGATGAGTTTAGAGATAAGATGTTGAAAGTTATTAGATCTGAAAGTAGAAGGCAGAAAATCGGAAGTTTAGTTAAAGAATGGATAAAGTCAAATCCAGAACTTCATACCGAAAGAATGAATAAAATAAACACTAACCCCCTAAAAATTAAAAAAACAGCGGAGTGGCATAGGGGTAAAACTCGTTCTAGTAGTGCAAAGCGGAATATTCGAAACGGTATGATTAAGGCTAAGCAATTAAACCCGGATATAACATCGATTATATCTGGTAAAGGTAAAAGATACATTTATAACCCTGAGCTAAAAATTACTATGCGTGTACATAAAGAAGCCCCTATACCGGATGGTTGGGTTGTTGGATCTGGTCCAAAAAAGAAAAAAGATGGTTATAAGAATTTAAATAAAGGCTCTGTATTTGCATACGAACCTAATACTGGTAAAATTAAAAGATTTAGGTGTGTGAAAGAAATTCCTACTAATTACATTATAGGTCGACCTAAACAAGAAAAATAAAATTTATGGCTAAACAAACAAAAGCAAGTAATCCAACAAAGTACTACCTCGGTAATCCGAACTTACCTGCAGCTGATGCTCAAATAGCGTACGAGCCGTGGATGGTTAGAGATATTAAAAAGAGTACAAGCAATCTTCTTTATTTTGCAGAAACCTTTTTTTATATTATTAATCCTGAAAAAGGTAAAAAGCAGGTTATTAAAATGTTTCCGTATCAGAAGCAAATTCTACGAACACTCAGAGATAATAATAAAGTAATTCTTCTTGCATCTAGACAGTGTGGTAAAACTACACTACTTACTATATATGCTTTGTGGGTAGCATGCTTTAACGATTATCAGAACATAGTAATTGTTGCTAACAAGGAGTCAACAGCTATAGAGGTATTTAGACGTATTAAATTAGCATATGAAGAATTACCACTATGGCTTAAGCCAGGTGTTATATCATTTGCAACTACATCCTGTGAGTTTGATAATGGATCTAGAATATCTATTTCAACAACTACTGGGTCTGCAGCTCGTGGTATGACTATTACGACTCTTTTGCTTGATGAGCTGGCGTTTATCGAACCTGCTTCTATATTAGAAGATTTCTGGCGATCTGTATACCCTACGATTTCACGCTCTGCAACAGCGAAGGTCTTGATTGCTTCAACACCAAATGGTACTGGTAACTTATTCCATAAGCTTTTTGATGGTGCTGAAAGGGGAGAGAATGGATTTGTGTATGAGCGTGTTAGGTGGTATGATATACCAGGTAGAGACGAAACGTGGAAGCAAAATGAAATTAGATCTATGGGATCCCTAGAGTCGTTCTTGCAGGAATATGAAACTGTTTTCTTAGCATCTGGTGAATCTTCAATTGATGATGCGTTGTTTGCCGAGATGTCTCAAAACTGTAGAGAAGCTAAGATCGTATTAGACGAGGGTAATTATAAGATATGGGAAGAACCGGACTCTGCTCGTGTTTATGTAGCTGGTGTTGATGTATCCGAAGGAGTAGGTATAGATGCTTCAGTCATTCAAATTTTTGATATTACAGATATTAAAGATATTAAGCAAGTAGCAGTATATCATAATAGGCACATAGCTCCTTTAGAATTCGCTAATAAGGTATATACAGTTTTAAGAAACTGGGGATCTCCTCTAGCTCTTATTGAGCGTAATAACTGCGGAGCTCAGGTAGTTGATAGATTAGCGTTCGATATGGGATACGAGAAGGTAGTTTCGTATGGAGCTAAAGTTGCAAATAGAACTAAACCTCAAATGGGTATGATAGCTCATACCAACACCAAATATAAAGGTGTTATGAATATGAGATACTTTATTAACGAAATGCGTTCCGTTACTATAGTAGATTTAGAGACGCTTAAAGAGCTTAAAGACTTTGTAAGATATCCTAACGGTTCTTGGAAAGCAAAGGGAGGCTATCATGATGATAGAGTTATGTCTATGATGTATAGTTTGTTTATCCTGGAAAAAGAAATTACTGAGAGGTATTTTGATATATTAGAATTAGATGATCATGGTAAACCTTGTGCGATTGAACCAATGGATTTTGGCACTGCTGTGTTCGAAGAAGCTACCTCTATATATAACGATTTTGAAGTAGTGGGACTAAATAACACATATATGACGCCTGTTGTCTTTGGCATGGGTAGTTCAGAACAATCAGCAGAAATAGACTTTCTCAAACAAGACGGCTGGTCCTTATTATGAGCAATACTTACCAACAATCATCACTTAATAAATCTAGAATAGATAAGTTTAAGCTTGTCTTTCAAGTACCTAATGCTCTCAAGAGTATAAATGGTAATGTTAGAAGTAACAGTAAGGTTATTCAAGATACTATGCAGTTTGCTATTTATGGAACAGTAGTACCTACAATAACCGTACCAGCGCTAGAAATAAGGTATGGAGGTAGTACTCTTTATAACTCTTCTCATAATAAATCACCTTTTCCTCCAGTTACAGTTAATTTCACTATAGATAATGAATATTCAAATTACTGGGTTATATATAAGTGGTTAGATCTATTACATAGTCAGGTTGAAGGTATATTTGATGAAACTAATATTATTGCTGAAGATAATTTTAAAGAATATCAGACCGATATGACAATCTATGGTCTTGATGAGTTTAATAAAGAAAGAATTAAATTCACTTATACCAAATCTTTCCCTACTGATTTAGGAGGTATTAATTATAATTACAGAGAATCTGGAGAAATTGAATCTTCATTCACATTTGTATATTCACAGCTTCGTACTACTCTTTTAAGTTAAAAAGTGAACTGAAAAGCCATAAATAATTACATGGCAAAACGAACAATTAATTCACCAGGTGTGGAAATCAGAGAGAGAGATCTATCTCTCAGAGTACCGGCAGGCGCAGGTACCAACGTATATGTTGCAGGATTTTCAGATCAAGGCCCTTTCGACGAAGTAGTAGATATAACATCTTTAACAGAATTTGAAAATATTTACGGAACACCAAAGACTCCAGCGGAAAGATACTTCTATCATACAGTTAAGTCTACTCTTAACTCTACTGCTAGATTAAAAGTAAACAGAATTCCTTATGGTAACGGCTCTGGTCAAGGTTTCGGATCACTCTACTCAGTCTTAGGTTACCCTGTAACTGCTGTAGGTTCAACTACTCTCGATGTAGCCTCTGGTACCTATTTAGTAGGTAAGCCATCACAATTTACAACAGATCAAGCAGGCTATCAAGCACTCGTTGACGGTTCTCTTTTCACTAATGGATGGTCTGCAACAGCTTCATCTACATTTAGCGGATTACAAAGCTTATCTGCAGCGGGTATTATCATCATTAACAAAGCACAAACAGTTATCGATGGTAAGTTTAATGGTTATTATCTCGGTATTTCTGATAATACTAATATTAACCCTGCTAGTAACTTCGATGCTATACTTAATGTAAATACTACTACCTCAACTGCTGGTTCAGTTGGATCTAATAGTTACGTTTCTATTCCATCAACTAGACTTTCTTTCGCTCTTACAGCGACACCAGAATTTGGCAATAACCCTGCTACTAACTCTATCTCGCAAGTGATGGAAGAAAAAATTACTGGTTATGATACTTCTACAAGAGAATTTGACGATACTCTTAATGTTGGTATCTTTAAGATCAGACAGTCAGTATTTAGTAATGATGCTAATGAGTTAGATTATCTTCTAGAAGAAGGTTATAACGGTTCGATAGGTTATTACAGACAAATCAATAGCGAGTTAGGTGGACCTCCAGTTAACTTCTTCTTAGAAAATATTGAAAACGATTCTAGAAACGTTGATATTCTTGTTAACCCATACATGTCTGATATCTTCGGTGGTATCAAACTTAATAACGATGGTACACCTGCTAAGAAGGTTCGTGTTATTACTAACCAACTTATTAATTCTTTATCTTCACCAACTCTTAGTGCTACATCTCAAGCGATTGCAGGTTGTACATTAGCTCAATTATCAGCTGCAGGAAATACACTCGGTTATGTTGATTCTTTATTCCCGCTTGGTGCTTACGGCGAAACTAAGTTAAATCAAAAAGATATTGGTAACTTACCAGCTAAAATAACTCGTGCTCTTGATAGAATTAGAAACGATGAAGTTTTTGATATCGATGTAATTGCAGAAGGTGGTCTCGGTACTATCTGGACTACAGTATGTGGAACAGGCTTAAGTTATTTCGATGATACAAAAACATTTGCAGATATTGATGCTCTTAGAACTTCTAATGAACTTACAAATACAAACGCTCGTGATTACTACACAACTATCGCTAATCAGTTCGTAACATTCTGCGGACCTATTAAAGATGGTGGTAGAGGTGATGTTATCTTCGTAGCAGATCCAATCAGACAGATCTTAGTAACCGGTAAGCAATCTAAAGTTATTGACGACCCTTCTAAGAACTTCTCGTTAGATATTTACTGGGCGTTGAGACATCAGTTCGAAAATATCAATACATCATATGCTGCTGTTTATGCTAACTATATGAAAGTGTATGATGATTACAGCGGTCTTTACATCTATGTTCCATCTTCTGGTTTCGTAGCAGCTAAATATGCTTCTAGTGATTCTGACCAGGGCCCATGGGCAGCTGCAGCTGGATTTAATAGAGGTATCATTACTGACGCTATCGATCTTGCAATTACACCTAACCAAAGACAGCGTGATGAGTTGTATAAAGTCAACCTCAACCCAATTACTAGATTCCCTGATCAAGGATTAGTGGTATTTGGTCAAAAGACTATGCTTAAGAAGCCAAGTGCTTTCGATCGTGTAAACGTAAGAAGAACATTCTTATATCTTGAGAAGGTAACTAAGCAAGTAATGAAGTTCTTCTTATTCGAAAATAACACCCTATTTACAAGAAGCAGAGTTATTAACACTCTCGTACCTTTCTTTGAAAGAGTTAGAGTATCAGATGGTTTAACAGATTACTTGATCGTTTGCGATGAGCGTAATAACACTCCAGAGGTTATCGATAATAACGAGTTAGTTGTTGATATCTATCTCAAACCAGTTAGAACAGCAGAATTCATCCTAGTTAACTTCTACGCAACTAGAAGTGATACTAACTTCGAAGAATTAGTTGGTGGTTAAATTTTATTAAACTCGGTATAATTCATTTTATACCGAGTTTTTTAGGTTTATTTGCTCGTAAACATAAATAATTATATGGCTAAAACAGAACAAAAAATTAGTAAATTTTATAGCGTAGCAGCTAGTAGAGATTTCTCGAGAGACTTCCTCTTCAGAGTAACTGCGCTAAATTTAGCAGGTATTGAAGGTCAGATTACAGAAGAAGACTTAATTTACGCTAAAGCTGCTTCTTTGCCAGGAAGATCGATCAGTAACGTACCAGTTCCATACATGGGTCTTAACTTTAACATACCTGGTAATGCTTCATATACCGGTGCAGAAGGTTATAGCTTAACTTTCTTTGTTGATTCGAAGAGTAGATTACGTAATATTTTCGAAAGAGCATCAAGAACATCTTTTGATGACGCTACATCTACTGGCCAGTACGGAACTCCTGGAGATAATTTTTTTATTGAGTTAGCTCAATTAGATAAAGACTTAAGTGTAATTAGTACCTATAAGCTTATTGGAGCTTCAATCAGAAACGTTGGTGATATTGCATACAATATGTCAGGTGGTACTGGCCAAACAGTTGAAATGAATGTTACTATTGCTTATCATTTCTATAATAAAACCTTATAATAAATGGCGTTAGTCACGTATAATGATGGCCCAATAAAAAGACGATTAAACCTTCATAGAGATTGGCGCTATGATGTGCCTTTGAAGTATCTTTGGGCTCTTTATATATACCCTAAGACTGAAACTTTAAATAAGTTAGGTGATAATATAAAATCTGTTATCGATAAGTATGAGACTATTAAGTCTTCGCAATGGCCTGTAAATATTAAATGCTTAGAAGAGATAACCGATCCCTTTGGTACTTTTGGTATTTTGCTAGCTCAAAATATAGCTCTACCTTCTGATTCTTTTGATATATCTAATACAGAGATCCCACATGTCGGAGGTAAATTGGGAGGTCAATACGCTGGTAATAGACAAGGTTATGGTGGTTCTAATAAGGTGGATGTAACTTTTCTAGAAACTAATATAGATA